GGGGGCGAATACTTTTGCTGTTTTACGGCTGCTGCGGAGCATCCGGGGTGGAAGTCTTAGGGTAGTCTTCAGCAGGTACTACCCACCCGATACCGGGGATGTAAACTTCATCCTTCGAGCGCTGGCCGGGCGGGTTAGACTCGAACCGGGTAGCGTCCACGTCTTCATGCTTAGGCTGTTCAGCGGGGGTAAGTGCAGAGAGCTTACCGCTGTTGCGGTACTCTTCGAAAGCTGCACGAGAGCCGCCCGCCTCGACGGGTGCAGGCTCATTCTTGGAATCTCCTACCACACCACGGGCGGCGGCTTCCATCGCATCGGAGAAGGTCAGCTTATCGCCGGGTGACTGTCGCCCGCCAATGAGCGCGCCTATTGCAGAAAGCAGGATAAAGAGAGTGTTCTTGATTTCTTCAGGCAAACGAATGTCTGCCAACTCAAGGCCATACGCGATAAGAACAACGATGCTTGATGCAATAGCGGTACCGATGGTTGCGCCCTTGGTTACGCCGCCTACATAACGGGTTTCGTTCATTAGTTTACCTCTGCTTTCAGATTGGTCTTTGCTAGGGTCTCTTCGAGAGCTGCTGCCACGATTGCCTTCAGGTCTTCACCCGATGCATTGACAATAGCGGTACCACCCTCTGCTGCGGGGCGGGCGTGAATCTCGTCCACCTTTGCCCGCAATTCCTGAAACTCACGGTTTAGCTGTCCCTGATTAGAGACACCCTGAATACCATAAGCCCAAGATTCAGCTGCACGAGCTGAGTTTCGCATCCAGTTAGCGAGTGTCGAATCGCGGTTGATGCCATCGCGGCCAGGCTGCGAATAACTGATAACGTAGTCGAGCTTATCGTTCAAGCTCTTCAGCTGATCGTTCAGCTTGTTAAACTGTGCTTCAGACAAGTCAAAGTCTCCATTCTGAATAGAATTGCTAATTTCTTGCGCGGTATTGGCGATTCCCTGGAACACCTTCAGAGCGCGGTTGTAAATGTCTGTCTTAGAATAGGTTCCAGGGCATTCCGTTGCGAACCATTCCCGATGCTCTGTCAAAGGCAAAATGCCGTAAGTCTTCCAACAATCGGCGACACGCTCTGCCACAGTCTGCAAATCCCCCGCGCTCATGCGAGGGTTGCACTCGAACGTAATTGACTGTGCGTTGCCTTTGGCGTTGCCGTTTGCCCATGCAGCGGCGGAATGATCAACAATCACGCCTACAATGCCATCCGAAATAACCTCATGCGCCGATGTACTCACCGATGGGCTATCACAGAAGAACGACATGACCTGCTCCCAGGTCTGCTGCCACTCAGGCTTACCCCACCAATGCAGAGTAATATTCGTGATCGTGCGGGGATACCCGAATGTTGCCTGCACACGGTTACCCGGCGTGAAATTCTTAGCATCACGATTTGTCACGAGCTGATATGACAAAGGCGAACCTCCTTTCTAATCATCTTCAGAAAACCAAACACACAGCGAGCGCGGTTAGGTGGTGCTGTTGTGTGTTTGGTT